TCATCTTGTAATGATTCCAACTCTTTTGTAAATTCTGGTGGATAGAGATCCCCTCTCGTCGAAGCGATTTGACCTAATTTTACAAATGTTGGTCCGAGTTCGAGGAGTTCCCCCTTTGTCCAACGACCAAGTTCTGATTTATTTTGTACAGTGGCGTTCTTCCATAGAAACTTACCGGCAAACTTCCAGGTTTTCAACTTCCTACTTGGAACTTTGACTGGTACATGTTGAGCAACACATAACATTCTATTACCTACGGAGGTTTTATTTCTTAAGTTATATAAATGACAAAAATTGCAAACGCCTTCTCGCCCGTGACTAGACCCGCAGAACTCCTTATCAAGAGTCAGCCTATTCTATTCTCCCTCATCATCTTGTATCAGGGTCTGTTCTCGGGAAACGCTATCCAAATTCCTGAAAGGCTCAGGAAACTCTTCGACAGTAAGACGTTCCGTTTCTTCTCTCTCATGCTCATCGCGCTCAGTGCCACACAAGACATCGAGTACGCTCTCCTCTCCACCCTGATTTTCATAGTGTTTATGTTTGCACTCAAGACTCCAGATGAACGCAAGAAGACTGGACTGATTTAATTTATGAGCTAAAAGTAGAATGAAGATTCACATTGTCGGTGCCGGTCCAACGGGTATGTCTCTCGCATGGGAGATCCTCAGGTCAGGTGACCATGATATAACAATCTACGATCGAAAAGTATCAGCAGGTGGTTCTTGGTGGGAACCTGATATAGAAACCCGCGACCTTCATGCACACAGGATTGTTTTCGATCGAGCGTTCATCAATACACAGTCACTTTTTAAGGAGATGGGAATCGACTGGGATATGATTTTTGAACCCGTGAAAGATGATGTGTTCAAGTTTATGCGTGAGTCTTTGAGTATGAAAGATTATGGTGCACTCACCTCACTCGCTGCGAGGGTGCTCACTCAACCAGAAAAGTATAAGAAGATCGCACTCAAAGACGCCATGGGTCCACTTTCTCCAAATGGGAAGACGTTCATCGAACACATCACCCTAGTGATAGACGGGGTCACGTGGGATGTCATGTCAGCATATGAATTTGTAAAAAGTTTTGATCATGTCGCCACATCGAAACAATACACTCAGCGCGTTTCAGGTAAAGTCATGTGCGATGCGATGGAGTCGGCACTCATAAATGCGGGTGTCAACTTTGTTTTTGGTGTCGAACTGGAAAATGTCGCGTACTATTCAGATGGATACACCGCCACGTTCAATAATGAATTGGTAGTCGACGACGGAATGCTCTTCTTATGCCTCGACAACAGTCCAGCTTTGAAAATTTTGGGTGACAATTGGGGACCGGATGCAGATAAGAAGCTTCGGGTGAGCACGTATGGTGCGATTAATGTTCTACTCGATTACGACACGGCACCATCTATTAAATCGGATATCGAGATTGCGACGCAGACCCCCTGGAATTTACAACCCAAGGTTCTTTCTGATGGTAAGACTGTATCGTGTGTCATATGCAACCTCACTCAGGAGATTCTCAAAACTGAGCCGGATACACTGAAGGCGGAAGTACTCGCGCAACTCAAGCTCCCCGAACCAAAAACTGTGCGTATCGGATGGGGTGCCGAGTGGAAAGATGACACATGGGAATTCTCACAGTCTTCGGGGGTCTTGAGTCTTCATGGACAACTTCCATTCTTCGGGAAGTGTCCATATGTCGCCATGTGTGGAATGATGTCCCCCAGAAATACACCCTACTCGAGTATCGAAGCTTCAGTGGAAGTATCGAGATCCCTCAGTCATGAATGTTTCCAGACAAGAGAATCCCTACAACCCATATTCGCCACTCAGATTATCTTGATCACCTTTTTAATACTTATAGTTTTATTGATAGTATATCTCAGATGAAGTTTAGGGCTAAAGTCTACGAACCAATGTATGATTTCAACAACAAAAAGTATATACGTGTCACAATCCCCGAACATTGTGTAGATGTCATCAGTAAAATACACAACACCAAAAGGCCTCTCCTTCTCCACGAGAAGGTGGATGACCCCTTAGAAGGTAAAGTACTCAAGTTGAAAGTTCCATTCCGTTACAGGAGGGTGATGTGCGACGTCCAAGGGCGTCCCGTGCAAACTCTTGTAAAGGGGGATGATGTGGAAATTGATATAACTTTCAAGGGTTACTGGAATATCGAGAATCATTCTGGCTTCTCTTGGATACTCTCCAGCTGTTCCGCACTCTCTTGAGCCTGGTTGGGGTCATTAGGGAGATCGATGGTCTTGAGACCACCCTTCTGGAAACCACGGAAAGTTTGGAGCATACCCTGGAGACGGAAAATCTCCTGGGTCATCTGCTCCAGGTTCATCTCAATCTTCTTAATGTTCTCTTCAACGTCGACGACAGGCATCTTATACTCATTTAAAGTTTTTATTCTTTAAATAAGTATGACTACACTCACTCGAACGGGATATCTCGTGAGTGAGGGCCCTCTCCAAGAAATTAAAAAGGAACTTACCGTAAGACCTGTCGTAAATGGTGACTATGGATTTCCTCCACCGCCTTTCAAAGTTTTTAGACCAACAAAGAACGGAGTGTGTGTTCCCAGATTCTACGGAAGTGCTAAGCTTGGAGAACCCAAGTACGACAAACGACCTGAACCAGTCCGCATCAAAACGAAGTTTGTTGGACAACTCCGAGACGCTACTCACCAAAATGAAGCAATGGCAGCCGCAATTAAAGCAGGTCACGGCGTCCTTTCTTTACCATGTGGTTACGGTAAGACGACGGTCTCCTTAGCCATAGCTTGTAAATTGGGGTACAGGACGATGATTGTCGTGCACAAGCAATTCTTGGCGGATCAGTGGAAGGAGCGTATACAGCAGTTTTGTCCAGGTGCTACTATTGGTGTTGTTCAACAGAACAAGAAAGAGGTTGACTGCGACTTTGTCATCGCGATGCTCCAGTCCCTTTCCCTAAAAGAGTACAGTTTCACAGACTTTGAGAGTGTGGGAACTCTGATTGTCGATGAAGCCCATCATATTTGTGCCAAAGTGTTTAGTCAAAGTCTGTTCAAACTCTGCCCCAAACATATTTACGGACTCTCTGCCACACCGGAAAGGAAGGATGGTCTCACGAAAGTACTTCATTGGTTCATGGGTCCGACATTTTTTGCGGTCGAACGAGAAAATCAGGAACAAGTTGAAGTGTTCCCAGTGACATTTGATTCGCCAAACTACAGAAACCCACCACCTTCTATGCGGAACGGAAAAATCTCGATGCCTAACATGATCACAGAACTTGTCGAAGATAGAACGAGGAATCGAATGTTAGTGGATCTAGTGAAGAAAGCCTCAGCCGGAACGAGACAACTTCTAGTACTGAGTGACCGTCGCCAACATTGTGAGTTTCTTCATCAATGTTTTCCAAAAACATCGGGACTTTACATGGGAGGAATGAAGGAGGCTGCACTCCAGGAATCTTCCAAGAAGAAAATCATCTTCGCGACGTTCAGTCAGGCTCATGAAGGTCTGGACATTCCCACACTCGATACGGTTATCCTGGCCTCACCAAAGTCTGACATCACCCAGAGTATCGGGCGAATCATGCGGGAGACAAAAGGGAAAAAGAACAACCCACACATCTACGATGTCCACGATCCTTGGTCAATTTTCACGGCCATGTATTTTAAACGAATGAAAGTATATAGACAAGGTGGTTTCAAAATTCACGGAAAGGTGGCTGAAGAAAAGTCCACATTCCCTCAGGGAAAGTGTTTATTTTTATAATCTGAACAATTATTAAATGTCCGGTGCATTAATACAACTTGTTTCTAAAGGTGTTCAAGATATGTATCTCATGAGTGATCAAGGACATTCGTTCTTCCGAACGAAGTTCATGAGACATACAAACTTTTCACAGACACCTAAACTCATCAAAACGATGAATGAAAATGATGTATCCATAACTATACCGGTTCTTGGAGATGTGATTAATGCTATATGGTTTCAGGGCTCTGATAAGTTGATGGATATGTTTTTTAAATCTACGATTGATTTATACGTCGGTGGACAAAAAATAGATTCTCAACATTTTGATTATTACGCTGACATATGGCCAAATTATCTATCTGACACATACAGTAAATCTAGAGAACTAAACAATAACACAAGTTCTGTGAATTCTGGATTTTTACCTCTTCAATTCTTCTTCTGCAATCATAAGGCATTCCTACCCCTCGTAGCACTTCAAAACCACCAGGTGGAAATAAAGATTACGTTAGATTCAGCCAGTCTAGATGGTTTAACGGACACGGAGAAAAAATACGAAGTGTATGGGAACTATATTTTCCTGGATAAAGAAGAACGGGAAACCATCGTGAAACGTTCGATGGATTTTGTAATCACACAAGTTCAACGCATCGAACATCAATTGAATCAAGATGACGGGTATAATACAATTGATTTAAGTCAACTTAATCACCCCGTGAAATCCATATTTTTCGGATTTGAATCAACTTCGAGTACGTACACGGATGATTATTTCACCTTTTCAGGGGCCGATCTTTATATAAATGGCACAACCCTCTTAGAAAATATGAAACCCGTCTATTTTCACACTATTCAGAATTATTACAAATCTGAATACGGTGTATCAGAATATGATGTCACGAGAGATATGTTGTACTATACACGGTATTTTGCATATCACTTTTGTATGAATGCATCTCAGTATAACCCATCCGGTTCTTGCAACTTCAGTCGTCTCGACAACGCAAAATTAATCATCCGCGGTGTAGATGTTGCACCGAGTAGAACGGGTGACTCGTTATATGTTTATGCAGTCAATTATAACGTGTTAAGGATAAAGGATGGTTTAGGTGGTATACTTTTTGGAAATTAAATTTACGACGGGGGAGGACGACCCCGAAGTAGATTTAACATTTACGCCCTGATGGAATCAGAGACGGCTAATATGATGACGCCGACAATGAAAGCCATCACGACGTAATTCAATTCAGTTTCTTCTAGACCTGTAACCTCTACGGGTTTGGGTTCAACGACAGGTTTTTCCTGTTGAACGGGAGGTTCTAGATCCTCCAGCGGACAATACGCTATCATTTATATAGTATTTAGAGATTAATTTCCGTCTTCTTCTTTCGTCTTGTCCTTTTGGGTTTGGTGCCAGCGACGTTCACCTCTTTGACTTCACCTCCTGTGGAATCGCCCGAGACAGATATAATATCCGACATGTCGTCATCCTCCTCAGGAGGGGGTGCTGCCATCGTCGTGTTCATCGGGGGAGGTGGTGGCATCATGATGCCACCCATCAGACTCGAGATGTCTAGACCAGGACCCTTCATCTCGTAATTACCCGTGCCACCGACAGGAGTCTGAGTCTCTGCGGGTGGACCGTCGGGAGAACGAGTGGTATTCTGTACAGCCGCCATCATGTTCTTCACGAGATCGGGGTTCTGCTTCATGACATCGTTCATGTTAGGCATGACAGATTTGAACATACTATTGGTTAAATGGAACATCATCGCAGAACCACCCAACATCATGATCAACTTCACCTCGGGGGCGACATTAATCTTAGTGCGATACTTGACGTACAGCTCCTCAAACACCGTATCGTAGTCGTCGACGTTTTCCATGACCGATTCAGACCATCCCTCTAACTGAATCTCGAATGGGTTGTATCGCTTATTCAAGAATTCGAGACCGGTCACACACGCCACGAGCATTCTTCTCGAAAATCGAATCGACTGTTCCACATCAATACTATATGTGATTCGCTTGACTTCAGTCCTGAGCTCGTCCACGTTGGAATACGCGTTGAGTCGCTTATTCACCGCGAATCCCTTCTTCTCCAGGCGCCCAAGCTTGTTAATGAGATCAGCCTTCTCCTCATCAATCGATTTATATCCCTTAGAAGGTTGTTCTTCCTGATGACCGGGTCCCATATCTTCATTCATATCATCGTCGTCATCATAAATATTTTCCTCACCGTAGTCGATCTCATCTTCTTGTACCGGTTGACTAGGCATCGCCTGTTTATCGGGGTTCACGAAAGCGTCCATCGCCTCCTGTTGGGGTACTCGCTGTGAACGATGCATGGGTCGTGAAGGTCTCTGTACAGGCTGGGGTCGGGGGGCTGAAATTTCAATTTCATCCATCAAAGCCTGTTCGTCGGCGTCTAATTTCATAACGGTCGTGTTTCCTCGGTCAATGACAATTTCTTCGTCCATCTACTCTCTATATGGAAACTAAAAAAATACCTTTAACGCAGTTTATAAAAAATATTGGTACATTATAAATGTTCAAACCCAACAAGGTCAATCGAAATGCCATCGTGTCCATCGCCGTTTTGCTGATGATGATTTCCGTCCTCGCGGCGATGAAAAAAATGAGTAGGTACCAACCCAGACCGATTCGTATTACCACTGTCGCTGACAAATCTATTTTTGACCTGGAAAATGATATGAGGTGTGTACCCGGTCCCAGTGCGGAAGCGAGTGCGTACACGACTGGTCTCACCCCAGGAGGTATATGTGGTGCCCAGCAGCTCGTATCGGACATCGCCGGTTATGGAATTGAAGATGGAATCGGTGGATCTTTAATCTAAGCTAATAGAAATGGCACTCATCACTTCGCCAACTGAGACAATCCCGGATCTCAACTACGAGTATCACACCGTGACTATAGATAGTATTGGACAGAGTAGTTCGAACTCGTTCACGGTTTATCTCAATCAGCCTATAAAAAATGTGGTTCAGGCCAGGCTTATCGCGACACATCTTCACACAATAGACACCACAGAACACTGTTACATTTCTATCGAAGAACTCGATTCTAATTTCAACACTAGAGCGAGTAATGTATATGGTGGACAATCGGCATTATCCAAAGTTAACGGTTGCTTCGCGAGTCTCGTCTCCACTGCCATTGACCATGGCAACTCGGAACACATTCAGTTATTCCGGGATGATTATCCAGTTATTACTCAATACATTGACCCAATTAGACAAATCAGCCGTCTCACAATTAAAATATTTGATCAGGATGGCAACCTCCTCACTCCCAACGGAGATGATGACCCAAATCACCTGATCATTAGATTCGTGTGTAGAAAACCTAATTTGTAATTTTCTCCCCTTAAAGTAGTATTACCATGTCTGCCGGTGTCGTTCAATTGATTGCGATAGGTGCCCAGGATGAATATATCGTGGGTAATCCCGAAATTTCGTTTTTCAGTTCAACCTTCAAAAGACATGCTAATTTTTCACAATCCATCGAAAAACAAACGATCCATGGAGCGGTGAAAAACAATTCAATGTCCAGCGTTCAATTCGAACGTTCTGGCGATCTTCTCAGTTATGTGTATTTCACACTCGATGACACCACACAGGCCCTCGACGTTCAGCGTTGGGATACGATCATCGATAAAGTGGAACTCTACATCGGTGGGTCTCTCGTAGATACACAAGATGCAATTTTCACAGAGAAGATCGCCATCGATACGTTCGCTCAAAATGTTTCCAAGAGCTCTAACGGAACACACCCAGGTATAAGTGCTCGTTCTTACTTTTACCCTCTTCGTTTTTTCTTCTGTGAGGGACCCCAATGTGCACTCCCCCTCGTCGCACTCAACTATCATAACGTCGAAATTCGTATTCACTGGGCTACAGAGGCTTCAAACTATAACATAGAGTGTTACGCCAATTATTATTACTTGGACAACGAAGAAAGAGGTAATGTCGCCTCTCGTAAACACGATTTATTGATTACACAGGTACAGAAAAACATCGCCTCGGGTACAGTCGTACAGGACCTCACATTCAACCACCCCGTGAAGTATCTCGCCTCATCGGATACAACAACCGATGGCGCCCTCACTTCCCCCACAAACAAGGTGAAGTTAAATATTAATGGTCTCGATGTTGCAA